ATCCAGAATATTTTCAATGGACAGTAAAGAGGCTCTTCAATGTTGAGTTACTTCCAGTTCAAACAGGAATACTAAGAGAGCTGTGGAAAAGAGCGTTTCCGATGTATATCGCAAGTCGTGGCTTTGGCAAGTCCTTTTTGCTGGCCGTTTATTGCATATTAAGGTGTACTCTAATTCCGGGCACTAAGATCGTTATTGTTGGCGCTGCTTTTCGTCAGTCTAAAGTCATCTTTGAGTATATGGATACAATATGGCGTAATGCTCCTATCTTACAGAGTATCTCTTCAGATAACAGTGGACCGAGAAGAGATGTGGATAGATGTACTATGAGGATTAACGATAGCTGGGCAATGGCAGTTCCTTTAGGCGATGGTAGTAAGATTCGTGGTTTACGCGCGCATACAATTGTTGCCGACGAATTCAATTCTATTCCTACTCATATTTACGAAACTGTTGTCGCTGGTTTTGCGGCTGTGTCTAGCGACCCAACCCAGAATGTTAAGGATGCTGCGAAGAGGAAGAAGATGAAAGATGACGGGACGTGGGGAGAGGTCATGGAGGAAGAATACGGAGACAGGAAAGGGAACCAGTCTATTATTTCAGGAACGGCAGGATATGCCTTTGAGCCATACGCTAATTATTGGAAGAAATATAAATCAACCATTCAAACAAGGGGAGATTTTAAAAAGGTTGCAGAACAGATGGGAGAAGACCCAGATGACATCCCAGACTATATGAGAGAGCTAGACTGGAAGAATTTTTCTGTTATGAGAATCCCTTACGACCTTATCCCCGAAGGGTTCATGGATGCTCAACAGGTCGCCAGAGCAAGAGCCACCATGCACAATGGTATTTATCAGATGGAATATGGGGCTTGCTTTACAGACGATAGTCAGGGGTTTTTTAAGAGAAGCCTGATCCATTCATGTGTTGCTGACGACCATAATTGCACCAAGTCAAACTGGGCCCCTTGGTGTCCAGAGCCATTTGATCCGTTGACAAGAGGTAATCCAAAGATGTCATATGTTATGGGTATAGACCCTGCCTCTGAACAAGATAACTTTGCATTGGTTATTTTAGAAATTCACCCGGAGCACCAGAGAGTTGTATATAGCTGGACAACGAATAAAAGAGACTTTGCGGGAAGAAAGAAGATGGGACTTACTGATAGTAGTGACTACTATAGTTTTTGTTCTAGGAAAATTAGAGATTTACTTAAAATATTTCCCTGCGGCAGGGTAGGCATAGACTCCCAAGGTGGAGGCTTTACAATTGCTGAGGGCTTAAGAGACTTGGATAAATTAAAGTCCGGAGAACGACCTATATATCCTATCATTGAAGACAAAGAAAAAGATACAGACAACTTACCCGGAGATCACATTCTTGACCTTGTTAATTTTGCAAAAGCAGACTGGACAGCACAAGCCAATCATGGGATGAGAAAAGACTTTGAAGACAAGGTATTATTGTTTCCCAGATTTGATACCCTTAGCCTTAGCCTTATGTCTGAAAAAGATAAGATCTTTTTTGACGAAATGAAACAAAAAACAGGAGAAAGTAATGCCCTTCGACTCTATGATACATTAGAGGATGCTGTTATGGAGATAGAGGACTTGAAAAGCGAATTATCCACTATCGTAATTAGCGTAACACAGTCAGGACGAGAAAGATGGGATACTCCAGAGATTAAGCTTGAAACAGGTAAAAAAGGCAGAATGAGAAAGGACCGCTACAGTGCCCTTGTCATTGCCAACATGATAGCTCGATCAGAGAGATTCATTATTCCTCCTCCAGCTTATGAGAGCATAGGTCGTGCGGCAGGACCTTCTGACGGACATGCAGGGCAGAGTATGTATGTTGGTCCAGACTGGGCTAAAAATCTGAACCAAGATATTTGTTTTAAGATAACTAAGAATCAATAATAAATGGTGTAATAATCAATAGGTATTGTTTAGACCTCAATACACATTGGAGAAAAAGTGGCAAAAAGAAAATACCCTCGAAGTCAAGATGTAAATGTTCCAGATTCCTCAGCTTATGTTAGTTGGGATTCTGACGATCCAAAGGTAAGAGCCTCCGCTATTGAAAAATATGGGGAAGCTGTTGCTGATTTTGGATATGCAAGTCTAGGCTCTAGGACTAGGGATTTTTCTGACCTCACTTCTAATGTTAGTGGTCGCCCCGGACTAGGGCAGGCGGACTTCGATTGGTTCCGTCCCGGTCAGTCAGTACCCACAAAAAGCAAGGACATTATTTCCTTTGCTCGCAGTTCTTATCGTAGAATAGGACTTATCCGTAACGCTATCGACTTAATGGGAGATTTTGCGTGTCAGGGTATTCGATTAGTTCATCCCAACCCAAGAGTTGAAAAATTCTTTAATGACTGGTTCAGTAGTGTTAGAGGTAGGTTTGTTTCTGAGAGAATCTGTAATCTATTATTTCGTGAAGCGAACGTTCCTATTAGAATGAAAACTGCAAAGCTTAACAAGCAAAAAAGACTTAGTATGCAGAAGTCTGTGGCTTCTCCAGATATGCAAGCTGTAATAAATGATAAAAAATTCCTAAAGGGAGAGCTCCCTTGGCAATATATTTTTCTTGATCCTATTTTAGTTGACCCGGTGGGTGGGGCTATATCTAATCTAATAGGCAACAAGCTCTATAGGATGCAGATACCTAACCACCTTAAACGGGAAATCCAGAGACTACAAGCTAGCCGTAAGCCCGCAGATGCAATAGTCCTTAGCCAAATACCAGAAGACGTACTAAGAGCAGCACAAACGAATGAGGGGGTTATACTACCTCCAGATAAAACATTTATGCTCCATTACAAGAAGGACGACTGGCAAGAATGGGCAGATCCCATGACCTATGCTTGCTTTAAAGACCTTCTTCTTTATGAAAAGCTTAAGTTAGCTGATGAAGCGGCGCTTGATGGTGCTATTTCAAAAATCAGAGTATGGAAACTTGGCAGCTTAGATCACAAGCTAGCTCCAACGTCAGCAGCGGCTTCAGCTCTTGGGGATATATTGGGGACTAATGTTGGTGGTGGAACAATGGATATTGTTTGGGGTCCTGATATTGAACTTATTGAAACCGGAACAGATGTCCAAAGGTTCTTAGGCGAAGAAAAGTACAGACCAACCCTCATGGCTATTTACGCTTGTCTTGGAATCCCTCCAACTCTTACTGGAACTTTTGGTGCCGCTGGAACAACTAACAACTTTATCTCTTTGAAAACTTTAACGGAGAGACTTAATTATGTTAGAAACATTATTTTAGAATTCTGGAATGAGCAAGTAAAGATAGTTCAAGATGCCATGGGCTTTCGCTTCCCAGCTCAGATTGAGTTTGACTTCATGTATCTAGACGATCCAGCTGCAATGACTCAACTAATGATAAATCTAGCAGATAGAAACGTAATTAGTGACGAGTTTGTTCAGCGGAACATTAAGGCCAATCCCGGAGTTGAAAGAAAACGCTTGTTTAACGAGAAGAAAAGAAGAAAGAGCGGTGCTATGTCAGAAAAAATTAGTCCATTCCATTCTGTTGATAAAGACTTCGCTCTCGAGAAGATAGCTCTGCAGACGGGTATCTCTACCCCTTCGGAGGTCGGTTTAAAGCTTGACAATAAGAAAAAAGGAGAAGAATCTGCCTTGGAGATGAGAAGACCCACAGAGAAAACAGGACAAAACTTCCCTCCCTCTAAAGAAAAGAAAACCAACCCAAATGGCCCGGGAAGACCTAAGAACACAAGAGATACTAAACCTAGAGAGAGAAGAACTTTCAAACCGAAACAGAAAGCTGCCATAGAGATATGGGGCAAAGAAGCACAAGAGAAAATCTCAGAGGATTTGAACTCTGCTATGCTGGAGGGCTTTGGCAAGAAGAATATGAGAAGCTTGAATAGCGAAGAGACAAGCCAAGCAGAGATGATGAAATTTGAAATATTATGTAATCTTGAACCGGGAGAAGATCTTTCTACAGATACTATATTCGCAGCCGTGAATAGAGACTGTGAATCAGATATCCACAATTCATTCAATTCTTGGATTACTGAAGCCTCAGAACAAATAGGGAGACGCCTTAGTATCGAAGAGATTAGAAACTTAAGAGTAGCTTTCTATACCGACTTCAAATCTTAGTGTTTTTATTGAACCACTTATTTTTGGTGTAAATAATTTATAAGAGGTAAATTTATATATGAACGATATTATTATATTCGACGCAGAGCGAGAAGACGGAATTGAAGAGCGAATTAGCTCTCAGGCTTCTCTTGCATATGTGTCTCAACTATGCCCAGCAGACGCGGTGGAGGATAACAAATCCTTTAAGCCCCTGAATAAAGATCTTTTAGAAGACATCAGGGCGACAGCTGGAGACAAAGATGGAGACGTCTATAGAACCTTCTCTATCTTGGTTAGTACTTCTTGGAATAAGAACGACGATGTTTTTGCCAAGAATGAAGTCTGGGCCTCTAGAAAAACCCCAACATATAAACCAGCCAACTTGGAACACGATGAAAAACAAATAGTTGGCGGGATTATCGGTACTTGGCCGGTAGACAGTGAGTATAAGCTTATAGCTGAGGATTCCAATCCTGACTCGCTTCCGGATACGTACCACCTTTTAGTGTCTTCTGTAATTTATAATCAATGGCAAGATCCAGATTATCAAACCAGAGCAGAAGATTTAATTAACAAGATTAAAGACGGGCAAATGTTTGTCTCGATGGAATGTCTCTTTAGAGGTTTTGATTATGCGATTGTCTCCCCAGACAATAAGAACCATATCATAGCAAGATCGGAAGAGACAGCCTTCTTGAGTAAATATTTAAGAGCTTATGGTGGAGCAGGTCAATATGAAGACCACAAGGTAGGAAGACTTTTGAAAAATATAACATTTTCTGGAAAAGGCTTTGTCGAAAGACCAGCTAATCCCGACAGTATTATCTTTGATAAAGACTCCAGCTTTGATTTTACCAACGCATCCCGTACAAAAAATTTGTTTTCCTGCGATAATGGTGTATCTATTAAAGTAGGAAATGATGTATTTTCTGACACGAACTCACAGGAGAATCTTGATATGTCAAATGAAATTTTGAATGATCAGATCCAAGAGCTCAAGGAAGCATTAGCTAACGTTAAAAATGAGAATAAAGAGCTATCTGTAAAAGTTGCAGAAGCGAATATTGGAAAATGGGAAGATCAAGTTGCTGAATACAAGCAACAGGTTGAAACCATTTCTAGTACTCTCACCGAAACAAGCGAAGAGCTTTCTGGTACGCAGGTAAAGATTGAGGAACTAGAGGAATCTCTAGCAACTGAGTCGGAAGCTCGCACCGCAGCCGAGGGTTTAATCAAAGAGATGGAAAGTGAAAAGTCTTTAGTCGAGCGAAAATCTCAACTTATAGAGGCTGGCCTTTCCGAAGAAGAAGCACTTGCTAAACTCGAAGTTTTTGGAAGTCTTTCTGATGAACAATTTGAAGCTGTAGCTGAAACCATTAAGGAAGCTGCGGGAGAAAATCCGTTCCTAAAAAAGAAGAAAGAAGAAGAAGACGAAGAGAAGAAAAAGGCTAAAACAAAAAGCTCTGCTGAAAGCGATGATGCTGAAGCGAGCGAAATTGAAGAAACTAACGAAGAAGAAGCAGAAGCTGAAGAAGCAGAAGCAGTCGATGAAGAAGTTCTTGAGACTGCCGCTGTTGAAGAAGCTGTTGATATGAGTGTGTCCTCTGAGGAATCAGAAGACGAAATTGCTCCTGTCCGCGCATCTCTTCGAGAGTGGGTAAATAATAACGTTCTCAAAACAGAACAAGGAGAATCCGTATAATGGCACTTAAACCAGATAGAGTTGAACACCTCACTGATCTTAGTTTCTTTATGAATGAAACTGGTGAGAGAGGTAAAATTGTAACTTTCGATGTTACGGCCGCAGCCTCTGGAGCAGCTATGGACGATGCTAACGCAAAGGTTCGCGCTCCTACGGGAACTGTAGCATTTGACTTGCTCGACACCCAGAAGCCCGCAGGCCTACTATTAAACGATGTTGTAAATTTAGACCTCACTCGTCAACATATTAATTTCCACAAGGACGAAGTCCAAAAAGGAAGTAAAGTATTGTTGCTCAAGAGAGGGACTGTT